ATCGCGCCACGAGCAGGGCGTGAGCCTCGCTCCATGCGCCAATCCTGCAGGTTCAGCACCTGCTGCCAGTGCTTTACGAAACCGTCGAATTGCTTTGCCTGCTCGTCGTTCGGTTTGTTTGGCATGACAGGTTACTGGCCGGCTCCAATCGCCGCGCCGAATCCAAGTTGCTCGGCCTTCTGGCGCAGCGAACGCGCAAGAGGTTCGACCTTCATAACGCTGGCCTTGCTCATCATCTGCGCAGCCAGTTGCGGATCAAGCATCGCCTCCACCAGCAACTGCTGGACTTGCTGGTCGGGCAACTTGTAGAGGAAATCCAGCGGCCGGGTCATGGTGCGCAACGTCGTGTTGGTCGCCAGCGACTCGGAGAACACGCGGCCGATGAGGTTGCCCATGCTCATGTTCTTAAAGGTGTCCGAGCCTGGCGGCTTGACACCCGGAGCCGTGGCGGCCATGCCGCGATTGATCTCGTCGATGATGCTGTCTAGTTTGCGCTGCGCAGCCGGCGATAGCTCCGCTCCGATCTCATCGGCCCGCGTTGATAGCTGGCGGCGCAGCGAGCCAGCCGCGATAACGGGTTCATTCGTGAGCAGGTTAGGCTGGCCCGTGGTGACGCGACGCTCAATGTCTTGCAACACCCGCATCTGGTCAATGGGGGCCGACATCTTGGAATACTTCTCCATGTAGCCCTTAAAGCCAGGAGCAGACGCCTCGATGACATCGTCAACAGCCTTAACGACGTCAGAGAGCTGGCCTTTCGCAAGGCGCAGACTCGGGTTGTCCTGGTTGTATTTGCCCATCATGGCGGCCGCCAAGTCCTTACGGATCTCGTACAGCTCCATCGGGGTGCGCGCCTTGGCGATACGCGAGGTCGCCCAGTTCATGGCCGTCTCAACGTCCTGGCGGACACCGGCGGGGCTGTTGCGGATATTCTCAATCGCTTTATTTACCGTCAAGGTAACGCCGGTCTGGAACGTCTGCGGGTCTACCGTAACGTTAGCGAAGGCCTCCTCACGCATCGGCGCTGTGATTTCTGCGCGCTTTGCCTCGGCTCGCGGGATCGAGCCAGGCTGACCAGACAGGCGGCGATACGCCTCAAGGATGGCCTGCTGGTTAGCAGACAGGCGAGCCGGGAATGCGCCAGCCTGATCCAAGGCGCGGATCGTCGTCTCCGCTGCTGCGAGGCCAGGGTCCATTGCGGTCGCCGCGGTCGTGGGGCGAACGCCAGGGACCAAGGGACTAGCGCCGGCCAAGCGCGTCGCCGTCTGCTCGGGCGTCGTGGCAAGGCGGTTAAGCACGTTGCCGACGATGACCTGGCGGCCTTCTTCGGTAAACGGGCGCACGATGTTGGCGGGCGCCTCAGTAATGCGAGCCGTCAACGGCAGGCGAGGACCGCCAGGGGCGACCATGCCGGCGAGCATTGCGCCGCCAAGTTGAGCGCCAGGGCTTGCGCCGCCTTCGCGCAGCGAGCCGCCGGCACCTGCCGCCATGCTCGCGCCGGCGACCTGCTGCGCCGGGTAGCGCGCCAGGACATTGAGAACCTCAGCGGAGATCGGAGCGCCCGCACCCATAGCAGGCGCGGCGCCGGTGCGCGCTGCCTCTCTGGCGATACTCGTGCCCAGAACGCCAGCGCCTCGAGCAGCGCCAGCGGTGGAGGTGCCAGCGCGCACAATGTCCTGCACGATGCGCTCTTGCGCCGTTGCAGGCTCAGGCAACCCCAAGCGCGTCATGGCGCCTTCAATGGCCTGAGAAGGCGTCGGGACTTTTGATCCCGTTGCAATGTTAAACAGGTTCACCAGCGGATCGCCGACCATCTGCCCAAGGCCTACGCCAAGGGCGCCAACCAGCGCGCCAGGCGGCCCGAGGACAGCGCCACCGCCCAGAGCGCCAGCGGCCACCGGGCCAGCGGCGCGAGCGGCCAGGCCAAGCTGGCGCAGGATGTCCTGCGTTGCGGTGCTAGGGGCGGCGGCTGCGCCCCTCAACTCAGGCGGCAGATCGGAAAGAGGAACCGGCCGGCCCTTAAGTGATTCAGGCAGATCCTCTTCAGGAACCGCCATCCCGCGAAGTTCAATTCGAGTTGCCATTATTCAAACACCCATTTGCCGTTACGGAAAACAATGTCTCGACCTTGCTTGTCTTTCGCCTTTGCGCCTTCTTGCGGCGGAGGCGCTGGAGGCTGGCGAGACTTCTGCTCTTCTTCAGATTCCACGAATGGCTTATAGGCCTTGCCAGCCGACTGGCGCATAGCGGCGGTCGCAACCTGTCTCGCATATGCCTTTTGTGCGATAACTTCAGGCGTGTCGCCAACCTGCGGGAAATAGGTGCGATATTCGCTTGCCATTTCTTCCGTGCCAATCGCAGCGCCCGATTCCTTACGCAGCTTGGCGCGAATCCAGTCATCAGCGGCCTGCTTGAACTGCTGCTCTTGCGCCGTCTGTACGCCACGCTGCGCAACGTTACCGACAAACGGGATAGACCCGGCCGCGGCAGACATCACGCCAGGGATAGCAGTCGAAGGCAAGCCGGAAAGAATACCCTGCGCGCGCTCCATCCGCTGCGAGAAACCTGCGGCATTGGATTCGCCTTCGGTAGGCTTGCCGCCAGCGCCCATCAGAGGAGCGCCCGTAGTGTCCGTAATGGGGATGATTGGCAGACCCGGCGTCTTCGGGACATACACGATGCCCTGCGCGCTTTCGACGCGGTCATAAGCACCGCGATTGAATTCAGCCTGACTCAGACCCAGACGCTGCTGGGCGATTCGCAGTTGCGCCTGCTCAATGTTCAGACGCTCGCGCTCGCCGGGGGTCATGCCGGTGCCATAGGATTCGCCACCGGCCAGCTTACTCTTGTCGATTGCCATGACTCGGCCATCAACGGTTTGCAGAACAACCTCACGCTTAGGGCCAAAGCCTGCCATCGTCCTGATGGTGCCATCCTTAAATTGCTGCACCATGACAGGTTTGCCGTCAGAGGCGGTCACCTCAAAGGGCTGGCCGACAACTTCTTGGCGGGTCGGCGCTAAGTTCTCGGCGATATCCATGAATCGCTTGGCGTCTTCTGCCTTACCACCCGCGGCATAAATGTCAGCGATCTGCCGGTACTGGCGAGCCTTCGCCTCGTTGCCAGACACCTGCGGCCCCGCGGCCGCTGCGCGCGGCTGCCCAATCAGGGCGGCGCGCTCGGCGGTCGGGCCAGCGGCCATGCCAGGCACGGCAAGCGCTTCCTCTGCCGTCACCTCGCCACCCGCCGGCGCGGCACCGCCCGTAAGGATCTTGGCGATGTTGGCCTGCAGATCACGAGCACGTTTTGCCTCGTCCAGCTTCTGGCGCGTCAGCATCTGCGTCAGCGCAGACTCGGTGCCCTTTTGCATCCCAGCCTGTCCAGCCGTAAAGGCCGAGCCAAGTGCTTGCCCGAGGCTCGTGCGCGTCGTGGACGGCCCCGCGGCCTGGAGCAGTGCTGCAGCGGCCGAGAGGCCCGACTGCCGCTGTATCGCGGCGCGCTGCTCCGGCGTCAGCAGATCCTCGAGGCCAGACAAGCCGCCGCCGAAAGTGCTGCCAAGAAGTCCGCCAATATCGAAAGACGTTGCCATGTTTCCCCCTTACAGCAGACCGAGCAGACCGCCAAGAGCTGCGCCACCGCCAGCGCCGAGACCGGGCACCATCGCGCCCAGTTGTGCGCCCCCCAAAGCGCCGCCCAGTGCGCCCGCGGCACGGTTCTGGTACAGCGGCACCGACTGAGACATCCCCAGATTCGGCAAGTTCAGGCTCAGACCAGCCTGAGAGATGCCAAGGCGCTCGAGGCCCAGGCCACGCATAGCGTCCAGTTGCTGCTGCGTGAACGCCTGGCGGGCACCGCCCAGACCCATAACATCCATCGCACCCTGGCGGCCAATGCTTCGCGCCTGCTGCGCAAGCTGCGCCGCTTGGCCGTAGCCTTGCTGGCGCAGGTTGGCGGCTGTCGTGGCCGCCTGGCGCAAAGCGGCCGCATTGGTCAGCGACTGCTGCACGCCCTGACGGGAGCCGCCAAAGGCACGAGCGGCCGTGGCGCGCTGGGCCTCGGCTAGTTGCCCCATGCGTCGCTGATCCTCAATGTCCTGCAGCGTGTTCTGCACCACCTGCTGCTCGTAAGGATTTTGGAAGGCGGAGATCTCTTGGCCCGTGAAGGGCGTGAGACCGAGGTTCGTGAGCTGCGCCTCGCCGGCCTGATACAGCGGATTAAATCCAGCGAACTCGCGCGCCGGCAGTGCTGCCGCGACGTTACGCGCTTGCTGCAGGTTCTGCAGATACGCGGTTTTAACTTCCGGGTCGATCTCGGTTCTGGTGGTTTGGGTGCCGCCGCTGCTTCTAGACATTTTGAACGCTCCTATCCTGATTCATCTTACCAATGGCTCGGCAAACCTTAAGGCCGTTCTTCATCAAGAAGCGACCGAACCATCCGCTTTCAACCTTCACGCCCATCTCTTGCGCCATCGCTTTGGACCAGGGCGTTGCAATGTGGTACGCCGCGAAGACAACGAACTTGCCAAACAAGTCGTCGCGGCCCATCCAGCGCACGACGTGCTGCGCCCAGCAGGCATATCCCTGATAGGTCTCAGGGCTTTCGCTGACCAGCATCGCGCCGAAGGCTTGGTCCGCTTCGTAGATCTCGGTGGGCATCTTGCCCAGCTCGTGCAGCTTGGTGCAGATGATTTTTCCGCCACCACCGCCACCACCGCCGCCGCCGTCACCGCCACCGATACCACCGTCGCCACCGATACCACCGTCTCCGCCGATACCACCGTCGCCGCCGATACCGTCGCCGCCGATACCGCCAGCAGGACCTGCATCAGAATTGCCGCCGATTGTTCCGCCATCACTAAATCCGCCGGAAATACCAGCAATGCCAGAGGCATCGCCGACCGACGTGCCGCCATCACCAAAACCATCGGCAAGGCCAGCATCGGATAAAGCGGCCGCCGTACTAACACTATTTCCTTCTGCCGCCAGCCCAGCCTGTCCTGCTGCCACAGCGCCAATTGCTGCAGCCTCGGATGGCGTCGCGCCAGCAACGACGGCGCCTGCCGCCGCCTGAGCCGCGGCGCCTATTGCCGCGTCAGACAAACCGGCATCGGAAGCAGCGGCAGCAGCAGCAGCGCCAGCGGCCGCAGCAGCGCCGCCGGTGCCGCCGGTGCCAGCCGTGGCGACAATGCCATCAAGCGCATTTATGCCCATCGTGTCAGACAGAGAACTAGTCAGACCTTGCGCCGCATTCTGAGCCGACTGGTTTGAAATTGTTGCGATCAGGCCAATAGGAAGACCCGTTACAAGGCCCAAGGCCATCGCGGCCGGCACGCTCACAGTGTTGGCAGAGACGATGCCAGAGGGCGACAACGAGATGCCGCCTAAGCCGGTGCTAACGGTTCCATCAGGAGCAACGCCGCCAGAGTTTGTAGAGCCGAGAAGGCCAGAGCCATCGCCTCCGCCCTCGCCGGTGAACATACCGCTATCGCCAAGCAGGCCAGCGTTGTAGTCACTAAGGCCAGGCTGCGGGCGCGAGTACAGCATCGGGTCGTACCCGCCAGTGACGCCAGACGTAACGGGCGCGCTGTAATACGGCACTTCCGCCTGGAATTGCCGCATCAACTGCGTATAAATGTCGTCTTCGCCGGTGTAGTACGGTAGTCGTGTTGCCACTTCAAAGCTCCTTGCTCACTACAAACCACTGGGGCCTGTAGCCTTCTTCCTTCATAAAGGTTCGCTCCCAGCCTCTGCGGCCCGAGAACGTTGACCTGCTGCAACCATGACGCTTTGCCCAAGCCTCGACGTATGGTCGCATCAACTTGAGTTCATCGAGGTCGCCGCCGGCCAGAAAGCAATGAAGTTCTTTCAGTCGCGGATAGACAATGATCTCGGTAATTGCCGCGGAGTTCGGAGCCGGCCAGAACTGAAACCGCCCGTCTCGCACACCCTCCGCAATATCCTCAATTCCGTGTGTCCCTCCAGAGTATTCTAATGCCGCCTCTAGGTATTTGGCGCATCTCTGAAACTCTAGTTCATCCATTAACGGCCACCGGCTGCAATCGCCTCCATCCGAGGCACGCCGACCCGCCAATCGTCCAGCACCGCCCCGGTATAGCGCACCTTGACCTGGCGGCCAGAAAAGCGCACATCCGTCGGCTGCGATGCGGTATACGGGCCGTATGTCGTCTCGGTGGCCATCGGATACAGGCGCACCTTAAAGGAGACCTGGACCTCGCCCAGCGTCTGCTCGTCCGGCACCAATTGGCGCACGCTCATCGTCTGATCACCATTACCCAGCTCAACCGGCCCGGACTCGGCAAAAGGCACCGCCGAATCGTAGGCGTAGCCCACCTCGTGCTCGTAGATGTATCCGTCAGAAGACACCATAAGTGGGTTATCGAACACACCGCGGTCGGTTCCGGCAGTACGCGCCAGATCGCCAATCGCCCAATGATTTTCGCGGTAGTTATATACAACGTAAGAATCATTTTCCGTCGAGGAGGCCGACGGGTAGAACCACCAGATCTCGCCGTACTTGGAATTATTCACAGCGTAGATCTTGCTGGCCTGCGCGCTGTTGATGTCTTGGAAGACAAAATCTGACACGTCGCACGGCAGAGGCTTGACGTATCCGTCATAAATCCAGAACCCGGAGGTTGACATCCAGATCGCGGCCGTCTCAATCGCCGCCACGGATTGCGAGGAAATCACCCCGCAGGCCGAGCCGACCTTCTCAAACGAATACACATAGGGCAACCCCACATAGGTCGCCGTATGTACATCCACGTCAGTAAAGATGATCGACAGGCCGCGCACACGCTTGCCGCACTTAATGTCGCCAACGGTGGTCAGCTCGAAATCGCCGGCCTGGTTATCCGCTGCCGGCGTCCACACCGTATTGTCTTCCTGGTCGCACCAGGCCACCTTACGGGTATTGCCACCCGCGCCCAGAGCGAACACGAACCTTTCCGACGTGGTCATTACCGCCTGGTTGTCCGTTGGCGCGTTCGTGATCGCAGCGGCCAGCGTGGGCGTGGAAAATCCTAGCTGCCACTCGTAGAGCTTGCCGTCAGACGTGGAGCAGCCCACCAGATACTCGCCCCAGGTGTCCAGGCTCCAAGTCGTGGCGGGAATGACCGGCGCCGTATCGGGGCGCTCAACGCCATAAGCGAACGCGCCATAGTTGCCATAACCGTAGCCGATTTTAAGCGTCGCGTCGGCAGATCCAGCCGTAAAGCTTGTCGGGGTGATATCTTTAAGAGTGCCGCCCTCGTTCATCGCGTACAGCTTGGAGTGTGTACCGGCGGCGATCCAGCGGTTGCCGCTGTTGTCGCGCCAATTGACAAAGCCGCGGCAGGCGCCAGTCATCTGGGAATTGGAACGCTTGCGCCACCCGCCCACCGGGCGCATGGTGCCCTCGTACCAGCGAACGAGAGATGCGTCGTAATACCGGCCAGCCGACTGATATTCGGTGCCGTTACGGTAGACGCCTGGCGGGATCTGCAGCTTGATGTAAGGCATGGTCAGGCCGATCTGTTAGAGACAAAGGTAACAGTCATAATGATAGACGGAGTGGCCGGGATTGCGGGCGTCGATCCGCTAGCCACAACGGCTGGGAATTGCTCGAGCGAGACGCCTGAATCGCTGACCCGCCACATCATCTCGAAATAATCGCCCTTATCCAGTTGCAGATAAAAGTTCATCGCCGCGATCAGGCGGCTAGCCGAGCCGGTTGATTTGCGCGCCTTGATGCCGAATTGACTGTTTGAATCAGCGACGTTGACATCATTTTTACGGAACCAGATATCTATCTCTTGGACGTCGTTGGTCGTGTTGATGAACTGCGCACTAAATTGCACGTTATAGACACCATCCTGATCGACCTGAACCCTTGAAGGCAGATCGCCCGTCATGGCGGTAGAGGTGACGGTCTGCGACGCGGAAACCGTGTAAGTTCCAGTTCCGCCCGTTGTGCCCGTCAACTGCGCGACGATCCTCGTGCCGGCCGTGACGCCGGTGCCAGAAATCTGCATTGACGGGGAAAGAGTGCCAGCGGAAACCGCCGACACCGTCAGCGTCGTGGTGGCAATAGACCCCGTGAATGATGCAGTTCTGGGATACAGCGAAATGCCATTGCTGTAGTCGGTCGTATTGAAGCGGAAGAAGTACGCAACCGCGGTAGATCCGTCAGACTGATCCGTCGAATCCTGAAACGCCCCATAAGGCGTGTTGATGTACTTGCCGCCACGCGGGCTAAACAGCGCGGCCATTGAATTAACCAACTTGATAAAGAACGTGCGCAGCGCCCCGTTGCTTTGGTCAACAAAGCCGCGGTCGTAGCCTGGCGGCGCCGAGCCGATATCGGGCGGCGCAGGAACTTGGATCTGCTGGTTAAGGTTAGCCATGCCGAATTATCCGACCATCTTCTCGGCGGCGGCACCAACTTCCGCCACCCGTCGGCCCCAGCCCTTACCGAAGGTTTCCCAGGTCGGAAGCGACTGCATGAACGCCAAGCGCGTCGCCTGGTACTTCTCAACGATTTCGCTTGGCTCCATCGCCGCCACTTTGCCAAGCGTGCCGGCGCCGATTGCCCCGTCGGGCACAGCGCCCACGGTTTGCTGCAGCCACTTGGCAGCACGGCCTGGTCCGCTGTTAATCGCTGCGTCGAAAACGATGTAGTCCACACCAGTGGGCAGATCGTCGCCGCGTATCTTGTCCCAGTATTTGGTCTTATACAGTGGCGCAACCAGTTCAGGAGTGAGGGCGCGCATAGCTTTTTCGTCAACAGGATGGCCGACCCACTCTTCCCAGACGCGCTGAGTCACTCCTAAGTTGGTTCGTCCGCCCGGATCGGACGGATGATGTACGTAACCACCCTCGTGATGAAGAACGGAAGCTAAAGCACTTTCAAAGTTTTCGCGCATGTTCAATCCTGTGACAATTGGCACATAAAAGCACGCACTTTTCAATTTCTTGAGAAATGCGCTCCACACTGTTGTTGGCAATGAGAGCTGAAGGGTGGGCGTCTTTTTTGCCTATGTGATGGAAATCATAGGCGGCTGACGGGAAAACGCCGCCGCAAGTCTGGCAGCAACCGCCCATAGCGTCAATTAGGGCGTCTTTAATGGTTTGCTGACGCGCCAGTCTGAAGTGCTTGGCGCACCTCATCCACCCACCTTTACCATTCAATTTTTCGCCACATTCTAGACATCCATCAGCGGCAAACGCTTGCACCGGGTTGCTTGTATGAGAGCCTTTTTTTGATCGCAGGTAATGGGCGTTGCATAAGCCTTTACACAGCGCATCGTGCGGACACTCGTCTACTGAACAGGTGCCACGACGCCCCGCATGCAGCTTTGTTTTAGCGACGTTTATACGTTCGTTAATAGCTGCCAGCAAATTGGCTTTCATTTGATTGCCGGTGCTTTAGACAACATTTCCGTCTTGGCCTGGGAGCCAGCAGACGATCCAAAATAGTAGGCGATGATGCCGGTCCAGGCGGTGCCAAGGCTGCCCAACATCATCAGGATTGGCGGGTTGTCGGATTCAACCGTCCCCATCAGCATCATCACAAGAATGCCAAAGAACCCGACGGTAACAATTGCAGCTAGCAACGGCGGCACGATAGATCTCGTCGTAGCCTGCATCTCGCGGGCAGACTTACGGTCATCCACCGCCAGCTTCTCAAAGTTTAGCCCTAGTTCATTGGCCTGCTTTTGCAGTTCGATCTCGGCGATCTTGACCTGCGCAATCTGCTCTGCCGTGAGCTTGTTGTTGGCGATCAGCTCGCCGACTTTCTCCTCGTCAACGCCGATAGCCTTGGAGATGGCAGATACGGCCATCCCTGCTAGTGGGCCTCCCATCGCCGTAGCGATAGTAGGAGCGATCTGTTTTAGCCATTCCATTTACTGTTTACTCCTTGAAAGCATCGTTGCGGCAATTTGCAAAAGCACACGGTACTGATCGACATCTGGCGGCTCCTCTTTCCAGCCTACCGTAATCTGCCCCACCAGCTTGCCAGGCTCTGGCGGCACGCCTATGCGGCACCCGTAGGTCATTCCCTTTTCCATGTACCACAGGCCGATCTCTGACTGCGCCGTCTTGTAGTGGCCGCAAGGAATCTCGCCGGCCATTAGCGCCACGACGTCTCGGTTGTTGTTCACGTTTGAGGTGAACAGTCCAACATCCAGCCCGTCGTGCTCCTTCTCCCTTCCCTGCTTGGTGTACGCCCTATAAAGAACTCGGGTACCAAACATCGGATTAACCTTGAAGATCGCCACCACCGCGGCATCGGTGTTCTTAAACAGGTGCGCCGCGACATCTTCCACCCTATCCTCGGCGATGCTTGGCAGCTTCTTTTGCTCCTTGTAAGCGCCGATCAGAATCGCCTGGTTCTGCCAGACAAAGTACCCCACGAACGCAAAGACCGCCATGAGCAGGATGGCAAATAGCTTGAACGGCGAATCAACGTAGCCTAAAACCTTCTCGATTAGGCTGTTGTGGTTGATCTTCTCGTCGCTCACGCCATTGCCTGCCTGATGATGAAGATGATGATGCCGCCAATGAGGATGACAGCGATTGCGCCGCCAATGATCTGAGCCGCCAGCAGACGCTGCGCCATGACACGGCGGCGCTCAATCTTCGCCTCGCGCTCGGCTTTGTCTCTGGCCTGCTTAATCTTCATGCGCTCCTTGAGCATCATCTCCCAGAGTTCTGGGTAGCCACCGTACACCAGCATATGCTTTAGCTGCTCTTCGGATTCACGCAGTTGGTTGGCCTGCATAACGATCTCCATCGCCCTCCCAGTGTCGGACTTGCCAGACTTGCCGGCATCGTTGGCGGCCTTCTGGACGGCATCTCGGGCATCGAAGAAGCGGCTGAACTCACCGACAAGTCCGTTAACGTCCTTGCCAAGTTTGATCGCTTTCTGGATGCCAGCGACGGCGGCCTGCGCGGCCGCGAATGCAGTTATTGGGTCCATGTCACATCAGCACCCAGATGCCGAGCTTGATTAAGCCGATCAGCGAAGCGACCAGGAATGCCGCAACGGTAAAGCCGATCAGCCAATCAAGCATCGGTCTACTCCTCTTCGGCCTTAGCCTTTTCCTTGGCGATCTTCAGGTGCTGGTGCTTGTACCAGATGTTCACCGCCAAACCGATGATGGCGATAAACAGACCACCGAAAGCAGCGATCTCGTTAGCCGTCAGCCCGAAATAGACAGCCGCGCCGCTACCGCCGTACTGGGCAGTGGTCGCTGCTTTGGTGATCTCGACGCTCATTTATTCCTCCGCAGGCAGGGGCGTGTTGCCTTCAGCCAGCCACGCGAGGTACTGCTGGTCTTGTTTCCGTTTCATATGTGCAATCCTCATTTTCTCTCGGGTTTCTGGGCTGTGCTTGCGGCCCGCCATGTGGTTCAGTAATCCACGTTGGGAATCACCAATCCGACGTTTGGTTTGTTCAGACATCGCGTGCCCTAAGCGACCCGAGAAAACCTAATTACCAAGGCGTACCAGTGGCAACCGCCGGTGTCTTCTGCGCTTGAATCCGATCAGCCAAAGTTGCCTCAACAGCGGACTTGTCCACGCCATTAGCCCAGCACCAGCCAAGCACTTGCTGCTCGGTCAGGTCGGCGTAGGGCACCGTGGGATGACCATCTGCCCAGCCGCAAGTGCCGTAGGCGCTGTCGCTGTGCTCACCATCTACGCCGGTGCAAGACCAGTACGCGGTGGTGACAAAGCCGTCAGAGATTCGATGGTCAAGGCTAGAGATTTTCCAGGTGATAGTCATGCTTGTCCTTTCAGCGCGGCGACATCTGCTTGCAGCGCGGCGATGAGGGCTTGTTGAAACGTCCAACCCTTGTACGACTTGCCTTCACGAATTGCCTTGTCCACACAAGTCTGAGTAAAGCCAAGTTCCTTTTTTTGCTTTGTGCCAGCAATAAAAATTTGCTCACCAGTTTCAAGATTTGTGGCAATAACAGGCTTAACTTTTGGATTGGTTATACCAAAAGCAGGTTTGTTCTTCGCAACATTCCCAAGAACTCTGTATGAGTGCAAACCGTTTTCCGATGCTGTTGCCCATTCAAGGTTTTCAGCCTTGTTGTTGAGCTTGTTTCCATCTTTGTGATTGACCTGCGGTTTGTTTGCTTCGTTTTCAATGAACGCTCTTGCCACCAGTCGATGGACATTGTGGTTTGACTTCACATTGTCCACGCAAAAATTCACAAGCAGATAACCAGACTTGCCAAGTGCTGGCTTCAGCATTTTTGAAGACAGTTTACGAAAGCCATTGTTGTGGCCGTTGTTTGCGTAACGTTCAATAGAACGCACGCTGCCAAGATTGCTCACCTCGTAGTGAGTTTCAAACCCGGCGCATGGATGCCAGATTTCGTTCATTTAACCTCCAATGCGTCAACACGCGATTGCAGGTCTTTAATCAGACCATGAGCCTCTTGCAAAGCGGCGGTTAGGGTGGCGACTAGGAAACTGGTGTCGATGCCTTGGTAGACGGGGTTGCCTTCAGCATCTACGGCGTCTTTCTCGCCGACAACGGCTTGAGGACAAACTTCAGCCAACTCGTGGGCAATGAAGCCTTGACCGTCACTGCCGTCCACTTTCCACTTGTAGGTAACGGGGTTGAGCGCAGCCACTGTCGCCAGTGCGCCCGTCATTGGGGCAATGTCTTCTTTCAGGCGGTAATCAGAGGAGGTACTGTAAGTAACTGCGCTTGCGCCGTTTTGCTGAATTGAACCAATTACGGTTGTATCAGATCGGGCAAAGTTACAAAAATTTCCTGTGTTCCCGCCGTTAGTATTGACAACAGAAAGGCCAACATTTGTGCCACCCAGCATATTGACGCTGATACGCCCTTGATTCACAACATCGGTTCGGGCCACCAGCAGATTCCCGCTGCTGTCGATGCGGGCGCGTTCGGAGCCGTTCGTAGTAAAGAACACGAAGTTTGTTCCACCAGCAACTACACCAGCCGGCCTAGCACTCGCCTCTAAGCGGAGAATGTTATCCCCACCAAAACCTGTGTACCCCTGCGTAACGTCACCTTGCTTAAACTCAAGAAGACTATTCGTTGATGTATTCGCGCTATTAACCGCCAATTTTTGCGTCGGCGAACTCGTCCCAATACCCACGTTGCCAGAAGTATCCACACGCATACGCTCGGAGCCGCCGGTGTAGAAGGTCATTGGCAGGTAAGTGCCAGAGCCTGTGATGCCTGAACGTAACTGAATTTCAGTGCTATTTGCTTGCGCTTGTAAAATTCCAGCATTTGTTGGGTCGCTATTGTTTACCGCAACAAATTGCGAGGTAGGGCTTGTCCCGTTTGGAAGTATATAAATACTAGTAGCGCCATTCGTTGTACTTGTCTGAAACGCCACACGGTTAGCCACCGTCGCGTTACTGAAGTCGCCAGTGATGCGGTTGCCTGTGCCGGTAAATGTCAGATTGCCAGACAGAGAGGTATTGGTCAGGTTCACACCGCCCGATGCGTTAATGGTGCCCGACGAGGTCAGCGTGCCGGCGACCGTCAGCGTCTTACCTGAGCCAACGTTAAGGCCCACCGAGGTGCCGTTACCGGCGGCCGCAAAGACAGCGTCTACGCTGTCCAGATCGGTATTGATCTTCGTGCCCCAGGTATCAGTCGATGCACCGACCTCGGGCTTGGTTAGCAACAGGTTAGTGGTGGTCGTATCAGCCATTTAGTACCTCATGCAGCAAGCTGCCAAGTTTCGGAATTCTCAGGAATAGGCGTCCAGGTCTCGGACGTGTCGCCTTGCGCAGTCCAGCCTGTTGAATTATCAGAAACCGCAGTCCAGACCTCGCCTTGGTCCGGGATGCTCGTCCATGTTTCCGATGTATCAGATTCTGGCACCCATTTTAGAACACCATTGAGGGTCATGCCAGAGGTGCATGGCATCAATATAGCGCCAATCTGAACCTTGGTCGCCTCAATAGAGACCGAAGACTCAGCGTTAATCGAAACCGCCTGGTTCACGATAACGCTGGTGCTGACCGTCATGTCAGCCCAAGCCTCAATCAGAATGCTGACCAAAGGCACCCGGATCGCCGAGACCGCCATCGCGCTAACGTCATTGGCAGCAAACGAAGCAATGGCGTACCGCACCGCGGAAATGCTGGTCGTCGACGAGCTGGCCGCCGTAAAGGCTCCAATGGCGTACCGCAGCGCGGAAACACTGACAGACGACGACGCCGCTATAGCACTTTGTGCAATAGCAACGCGCTGCGCTGCAATAGAAACAGAGGACGATGCGGCAACGCTAAACGATGCGTCCTTGATGACGCGAGTATCAACGCTGACCGAAGACGCGCCGGCGCTGGTGAAGGCACCAATGGCATAACGGACGACAGAAACCGCCGCCGTTGACGAGGCAGAGACAGTTACGGCTGCGAGCGTTATCCCGTAGGAGTATTTACCCTGGCCGTATGGCCCGGAGCCGTACGCAGCCATTGTGGATTACGTCAAAGTGACGTCCAGATCGCCAGCAGGAATACGCAGCACGTCGCCGTCGTTGATGGTGCGTGCGGTAGACAACGCAGCCCAGGCCAGCATATTGCCGCCGGTGGAGGCGTCGAAAATCGCAGCCCAGCCAATCGAACCCCAGTTGCCGCCAGAGGCTGCAGCGAATTCAATCGCCGCTGCGTTTGTTGCGTTTGTGGGCGACGTGCCGGACACGTTAATCGTGCCGGTTGCGACACGCGCATAGCCGTTGCCAGAGACCTCAGTGCCGCCACCCGTATCGGACGGGGCGGCAGTGAAAAGGCCCACATACCAGGCGGTCGGCCGGGTGGCGCTGTTGGTGGTCAACAGCCAATTGAGAACCAGGTTCTCGGTGTAGTCGGTAAACGATGACATTTCAAAAACTCCTTTATCCGAAAGTCCTGGCTCGCATCATTATGGAGCCGCCAGATGTTGCGCCGCGGTCATCTGCAATCTGCAGCTCCTCGAGGCCGCGGGTGTAAATCGCCGCCCAGACGGGAATCCGCGAATCATCCTTGAGGTAAGGCGCGGCCTGCATCAGCGATCCATACAGGTACACATCCGGGGCTTGCGCCAAAAGCCAATTCGTCGCCACAGATCCCGACAGCTTGGACAGCTTGGCGTAGTAAATCAGCTCGGCGGTGTAGGCGCTATCAGGCACCGGCAGCACCCGAATCTGCCCACCCACAATACCGAAATATTGGGGTTTACCCGCAGAAATGTAAGTTGTAGATTTAAGGCTATCAAGTGCGTCCACGGATTCAAACGCGAGCGCCGTCACGGGATTCGTGTTCAGCTTGATCGACTTAGTCTCGAGGAAATCGGCGGGCACCGCGCTGTACTCGGTATCAATCGACGCCGTGGCGCGCACGATCATCTGGCGCGTGCGCAGCGTGCGCTCAATCTGCGCCTCAGCCAGGGCAATAAAGTCCGGGATGATGGCGGTCAGATCGGTGCGGTTAAGCCAGTCGGCCACCGACGCCTTGAGTTCCGTGTACGTTGACAGTGCCATTAGGGCGCCTTTTCCTTCTCTAGATCCTTCACGATCCAGGTGTGCTCGTGCTTGTATTCAAACGTGCCGACGTGGCCGATTTCCTTCGACACATCGTGATCAATCCAGATTTTAAATCCAGCAGCCCGAGCCTTGTTGCAAAAGAAAACGTCTTCGCCAATGTAGCCACGTTTGTCGCTACGCCACGGCGTCTCGTACCACGGCTCGGATAGACCCTTAAAGACGTCAGCCTTGATGAGCATTACGCCCATCCCGACCGAGCCGATCTCCTGCAGGCCGGTGCTCTCAGGCATTGACCAGACCAGCTCGCGGTCGCCGTTTTCCTTGTATATCTGCGCCGTCGGGCCGGTAGGCATCCTGCGCCTGGCGCAGTTGGCCGCCACGATGTCCAGATCGTGCGCCAGCAGCCGGCCGATCATGTCCTGCGGGAAACGCATATCCGAATCCACAAACAGCAGGTGCGAGCAGCCTTCGCGCATCGCATCCAGCGACAGCTCGGCGCGCTGGTTAGCGATCAGCGTACCCTCGGAGATCTTCAGCGAAATCGCATCGTTGGTCGTCAGCGTGTGATGGCATACCATATTGACCAGGTCATAGGTGAACATGGTATGCACCATGTCACGCGCAGGCGTGCAGACAGCTATGTAGTTCGTCTTCATACCTGCCCCGGGCGAGTGCGGAAGTGCCGATTTTCACTGTCGTTTAACCAGCGCTTCATGTATTCCTGATCGTCCAGCTTTCCTTCAGCCTTCATCTGGTAATACAGACTCAGCGGAATTGACGCCACGCGAGACCATTCGCCCCACCGTGCGCGCTCATCCACCTGATTAAATTCTTGCTTGTTCTCTTCAATGATCGCGGACACATCCTGCTGCGTCTGGATCGTTGCTTCGTCTTTCTCTTCGTCGTAATGCCAAGTCCGGGTGATTCCCAGATCCTTATTAATGTCGAACAGTTTTGAATTAGTCATATTAAAGAAGTCGTTAAAAAAGGGACCAGGTTTCCCTGGTCCCTCTTGCTCCGATTAGGAGGTCACCAGGTCTGCGGCCAGACCGTGGGCGTTCTCAGCCAGAACCTTCAGGCCCCACTCGACGATCAGCATACGCTTCTCAGCGTCGCCGGTCTTAGCGAGTTCGACTTGTTCGTAAGGACGCAGAACAACCATCTTTGCGTAATCGGGATCGATCACGAAAGCGTCACGCTCGCGCTGGAAGCGGTTAGGAACCACGTTCACGTTACCGAAGTCCGACACATAGATGTCAGCCGCGCCG